GGTCGGCGCCACCCCGATAATTTTCTAGCTGTGAACTTTTTTCATTATTTGTTTGTCCTGAGTGCATACTTGTGCTAAAAACGCATGATTGGGAGGTGAAATGGAGTGAATGTATCGAAATGCTGGCGGGAATTAATCATCTCGCAGCGCGAATTTGCGAAAATCGTCGGTCTCACTCAGCAGCGCGTCTCCCAGATGTGCCGGGACGAGGAATTGGTCTGCGATGATGAGGGCAAAATCCTCCTGACGCAGAGTCTGGTCTTCCTGCATCGGCAGGCAGCCGAGAAAAAGGGGGATGCAGAGGTTTCATATGACGAAGAAAAGGCCCTCCATGAAAAGGCCAAGCGCGAAATTGCAGAATTGAAGCTGGGAGAGCTGAAGAACGAGCTGCATAAGACATCGGATATTACGTATCTGGTGGGCAATATGGTCGTCGTTTTCCGTCGGACGCTCCTGGCACTGCCATCCAAGATGGCGACATCCCTTGCCGGGAAGACGCCGGAAGACATTAACGAGCTGCTGACGAAAGAAATCAACCGGGCGCTGAAGGAATTGTCAGAATTCGACGCGTCCAAGCTCGAAAACCTTGATGCGGGGGATGATAACGACGGCTAAGCACAATATCCCTCAGAAAACGATAGACCTGATGCAGGATATTCTGGCTGATGTGGCACCGCCTCCGCTCATGACGGTCTCTCAATGGGCAGATGAGTATCGGCAGATTCCGGCCGAGTATGGCGCAGATCCGGGCAAATGGGTGTCGAAAAATTACCAGATACCTATCATGGACGCGTTTACGTCGAAGGGCGTCACGAAAGTGGTCGCGATGCTGGGCGCTCAGCTTGGGAAGTCTGAAATCCTGTTCAATCTGTTGGGCCGTTTCATCCATCTGGACCCGTGCCCGATGCTGATGGTTCAGCCGACCGTAGAGGACAGTAAAGACTTTTCAAAAGAACGTCTGACTCCGACGGTCGCCATGACGCCGGTCCTGGCTGACCGCATCCATGAGCAGAAATCCCGGAATGGCGATAACACCATCTTGAAAAAGCTCTTTCCAGGCGGGTATTTATCACTGGTCGGGTCCAATGCGCCGTCTGGCCTTGCAAAGCGGTCCATTCGTGTGCTGGTCTGCGACGAAGTAGACCGGTTTGCACCGTCAGCCGGTACTGAAGGCGACCCGGTCAACCTCGCTGAAAAGCGTACTTCGAATTTCTGGAACCGCATTATTGGCCTGTTTTCGACACCCACAGACATTACGAGCCGCATCATGCGCGAATATATGCTGGGGAGTCAGGAAGAATGGCGGTATCAATGCCCGAACTGCGGTGAATGGCACTGGGTCACTATCGATGACATGAAATTCGAGTACGATGAATACGAAAAAGACGGTCAGAAGAGCTATGAAGTACATAATGTTTGGTGGGTATGCCCCGATTGTGGCTTTAAATATACCGAAGCAGAGGTAAAAGCCAGTAATCAGGGCTATATTTGTCTCAACCCGGGCGTCACGTCGGTCCGGTCCTTCCACGTAAACGCCTTTACATCGCCCTGGGTGCATTGGAATGACATCATCCGGGAGTATCTGGAAGCAAAAAACGACGAGGAATCGATGAAAACCTTCGTAAATACCCGTTTGGCCGAGATTTACAATCCGGATAGCAGTATTAAGGACATTGAACCGCTCCTGGCAAGGCGTGAAACCTATAAAGCCGAGCTCCCGGACGGTGTTTTGCTCCTCACGGCTGCCGTTGATACGCAGGATGACCGTCTGGAATACGAAATTGCCGGATGGGGACGAGGAGAAGAGCGCTGGGGCATTGAAAAAGGTATCCTGCTAGGCGTTCCGGATGCCAACTCGAATGTCTGGTCCGACTTGGACCGGCTGCTGGCACGGGAATTCACGTTTTCCGATGGCCGGACGCTCAAAGTGGCTCGGACGTTCATCGACTCCGGCGGCCACTACACCGAAGAGGTCTATCAGTACTGTCAGGATAGGCAGTATCTGCAGCGTTTCGCCATCCGTGGTGCTCATGAGTTCGGTGTTCCGCTCCTGTATAAGCCAGCGAAGGCGACGAACTTCCCAGGACTGCTGCTGACGCTCTTAGGCGTCAACGATGGTAAGGAATATATCCTGCAAAGGCTGAAAAACGTGACGGCTGCCGGTCCGCAGTACATGCATTTCCCGGATGACGATGAACGAGGCTACGACAGACGGTATTTCCGGGGGCTATTAGCCGAAAAGCTGGTCCTCGAGAAGAGCCGGGGCCGGGTCGTTAAGAAATGGAAGAACGTGGCCCCGGACGGCCGTAACGAACCGATTGACCTTCAGGTCTATAACTTAGCCTGTATGCGTTCAATTCGGCCGGACTGGAAAGCGTATGAAGAGGCTATTAACGGAGTGCCGGCAGCGGTACAACAGAAAACAGCGAAAAAACAGTATGGATGCGTACGGAAAGGGGTGGTCGTATGAGTGACACGGTACAGCAGGCCCGGCTGAGGTCCCTGATCGAGGCCGAAAAGAAGGTCCTGACTGCGCAGGAATGGCAGAACGGCACAATTAAGAACCGCCGGGCCGATTATCAGCAAATCCGTAAGGCTATCGATGAATTACGGTCCGCAGGAGTCATGCTTCCGGAGGAAACGGCCGGAACCGCGCAGTCTGCGACGGGAGCCCGGACGAAACGTATCATTTTATTAGATTGAGAGGTGTGAAATGGGAAAGAAAAAACGTAAGCACAGTAAAATGGCGAGGATGCCTACGGAAAAGACGCTGAACATCACACGAAAGGCCGTACGGAACTCCGGGTACTCTGAATCGGGTGCATCCTTCCGGAGAGGCAGTCTGGCTGCCTGGAGCCCGGTCAAGTCGTCTCCACAGAGCGACATTGATGCCAATCTGGGCGTCCTGCGGGGCCGGTCCTCAGACCTCGTACTGGGTACGCCGGTGGCATCGGCTGCCATCAACACGTCCCGGACCAACATTGTCGGTGCCGGCCTTAAAGTAGCGCCTCGTCCTGTGTATCGGCAGCTGGGATTGACCGCAGAGCAGGCCGAACAATGGAGCCGGCAGGTAAAAGCCGAGTTTAACTTGTGGGCGTCATCTACGGAATGCGATATCTTCGGTCGGAACAACTTTTATGACATGCAGGACATCGCCTACATGGGCTATGCCATAGATGGTGATTCCTTTGCATTGTTTAAGTACCGGCCGACAGGGCCCCTGATGCCCTATTCCCTGCGTATCCAGCTCGTCGAAGCGGCGCGGATAAGCAATCCATGGGCTATCAATACTGATGGCATCACATTGCCAGGCAACGTCGTTATGCATAACACCAACAACGGCAATCGCATTGTCAATGGGGTGGAAATTGACGATGACGGCAAAGTTGTTGCCTACTACGTAGCCAATCGGTACAGTTACGACCCGGCTAATATGTATAAGGCGCAGACCTGGGCACGGGTCGAAGCCCGGAGTGCTCAGACGGGGATGCCGAACATTCTGCAGATCTGTCACGATGAACGTGCTGAACAATATCGCGGTGTACCTAAGCTAGCACCCGTCATTGAAACCATCAAGCAGACTGGGCGCTACACCAATGCCGAATTGACGGCAGCTATCATCAAGGCTTACTTCACGATGTTCATTAAGGAGACAGCGGACCATGAAACGGGCGATATCCCGATTTCCGACTTGATGAACGGAACGAATAAGCAGTTGCCAGCGCTGGACCCGAACAGTATTGCTATCGGCCCTGGGACGGTCAATATGCTGCCGCAGGGGTATGACATTACGTCTGTGGACCCGCAACGGTCTCTGTCTACGTTTGAGCCGTTTGTCAAAGAGCTGACGAAGCAGATCGGCGCATCGCTTGGCATTCCTTACGAAGTGTTGATGAAGTCGTTCAATTCCAGTTATACCGCCAGCAGGGCTGCCCTCCTGCAGGCCTGGTCCGAATTCAAAATGCGTCGGGTCTGGTTCTCCCGTGATTTTTGCCAGCCGGTCTATGAGGCCTGGCTATCGGAGGCTATTGTCCGCGGGCGTGTATGGGCCCCGGGTTTCTTCACGGACCCGATTAAGAGGGCTGCCTGGTGCAATTCCGAATGGTTCGGGCCGGTCATGGGCGTTCTGGATCCCGTGAAGGAAGCGCAGAGTGCACAGCTTCGCATCCTGTTCGGGCTCAGTACTCGTGAAAAGGAAGCAGCCGAAATGACGGGGACCAGCTGGGATGAAAACATTGAACGGCTGGCTATCGAAAATGGTCGTCTGGATGCGCATCAGCTGCCGGTCTATCCGGCAATCAATGGCAACGGTGAGGCACCAGCTGAACCGGGAACAGGGCCGGTCACACCGGCAGAAGGAGGTACACAACAGTGAAATTCTGGAATTTTACCCCGAGTGATACAGAGCCGGATGATGTGGCCCTGCGGATTGATGGGGATTTGGTAGACGATGAGGATGCCTGGATCTACGAATGGCTCGACCTTCCGTGTTCTTCGCCGAATACTTTTCGGCAGGAGCTGGAAAGTTACGCCGGGAAGAACCTGACCGTCACCATCGACAGTTACGGTGGCAGCGTTTACGCCGGTACGGGCATCTACAATGCTTTGATGGAGCACCGGGCTAATGGCGGCCATGTCACGACAATCGGTGACACAAAGGTCATGAGCGCAGCGACGGTCGTCTTCATGGCCGGCGAAGAACGTAAGCTGGCTCCGGGCTGTGTCTTTATGGTCCACAATCCCTTGACGGGTGCTAATGGGTATGCCTCGGACCTGCGGCACACCGCGGACGTCCTTGACGAAATCAAGGAATCCATCCTCAATGCCTATGAGCTGGGGACCGGCCGTAATCGTCAGGAATTGTCAGATTTGATGGATGCTGAAACGTACATGAGTGCTCAGACAGCCATCGATAATGGCTTTGCGACGGGCATGCTGTACACGGATGTACAGAACAGCGCCCCGCATCGGGTCGATTTTAATCGTCAGAGATTCGTCAGTTTCGCGGCCAAGGATTTGAATGAAGCGAAACGAATTTTAGGAAAAACGAACAAAGGAGAGAAGAAGATGGATGAAAAAAAGGTAACAGTCGCCGAATTAGAAGCTAATTACGGTGACCAGGTAGCGGAAATCCGCAATGCAGCCATTGCCGGTGAACGGGCTCGTATGAGTGCTCTTGATGCGCTGGATGATGGCTCCGAACAGGTACATAAGATTATCATGCATGCTAAGGAAAGCGGTCAGACGGCTGAAGATGTGCAGTTTTTCGTCGATACGGCCAAGGAAGCAGCTCCTGCAAAGGAACCTGTAAACGAAGGTCAGGTCTTCATGAAGAACCTTATCGAAGACAACGCTAAAAGCGGTGTGAACGACGTAAAAGGTGGCGCAGTTGTTGATGCGGGCGCTCAGGACGACGCTGAACGCAAATCCTTTCTCGATATGCTCAACGCTCAGGTAGGAGGTAGAAAATAATGGCGGAATTAGTACAGAACGTAAGCACACAGGAATATGAGGGCCTGATTGGCGGGACCTATCCGCACATCATCACGGCAGGCGCAACAATCGTAGCTAAGGCCGGCGCCCTCAAACGTGGTACTGTCCTTGGTAAAATTACAGCTAGTGGTAAATACACTATCGCAAATAGCGCTAATACCGATGGCTCTCAGACAGGCAGTGCTATCCTGATTAACGATGTAGACGCTTCCGGCAGCTCCGATGTGACTGCGGAAGTCTATGTTTCGGGTATGTTCAACGCCGATAAGCTCATTTTCGGCGGCTCTGATACGCGGGCCAAGCAGGAAGACAATCTCCGTCTTCACGACATTTATTTAACCGTAGAAAAATAGGAGGCTATAAATCATGGCAATTGATTACACAAACACCTTTGAGCTTCTCCAGGCGATTGACCGTATGTACCGCCCGACTACTCTTTTCAGAGATACGTTTTTCGGTACAGAACAGACATTTGCCAGTGAATCCGTTCTGATGGATTACCGTAAAGGAAGCCGTAAAATGGCGCCTTTTGTGTCCCGTAACGGCGGCGCGGTCAACGTAATCCGTGATGGGTTTACCACTAAGCAGTACACCCCGCCTATGATGGCACCGGCACGGGTAACGACTATCGGCGATATCGAAAAACGCGGATTCGGCGAATCGGTCATTTCTACCCGTACAGCATCCGCCCGTGAACAGGAAATCGCCGCCCGCGACATCGTAGAACTCATGGATATGGACGTACGCCGTATTGAATGGATGTGTGTCCAGACTATGCTGTATGCCGGATTTACCGTAAGCGGTACGACCAATGACGGCTCTATCGATATCATCGACAATGTATCTTTTGGCGAATTTACGCATAAGAAGACACTGAGCGGTACAGATATGTGGAGCAACACTGGGGCTGATATTTATGGCTGCCTGAAAGACATGTATCAGACTGTGGCTACCGATAGCGGCCGTGCGCCGTCCGTGCTCATCACGACATCGAAAACCATTTCCTACATGTTGAAAAATGAAGATCTGATGAAATATCTGCTCCGCCCATCGGACCAGTTGAAGGTAGCTACCTTTGCGCCCCGTATCGAAAGCGACGCTGTGACGAATGTCGGCACGTTCCTCGATATGAACGGCCTGCAGGTATACGCATATGACGGTGTGTACGAAGACGAAGAAGGGAAGCTTCAGAAGTATATCCCCGATGGCTACGTCATCATGGCACGCAGAAGCCTGGGCTCTCAGCTCTTTGGCGCCATTACCCAGTTAGAAAAGGACGGCTCCTTCCAGACGTATGAAGGCGCATTCGTTCCTAAAGTATGGGATGACATGAACAGCGATACGAAACGAATCCGCCTGGCTACACGGTGCGTACCGAAACCGGACTGCGTAGACGACTGGTTCACCCTGAAGGCTTATTGATCTGTTGCAGGGCGTCGCGATACACGACGCCCTTAACCACATGATGGAGGAAATCGATATGGATTTAATCGTGAAACGATATACATTGCGCCATAATGGCGTTGATTATGCGCCGGGTACTCTTTTAAAGAACATCCCGGACGATGAAGCAGCGGAAATCATCCGTGTCGCTGACGGGGATGTAGAAGCGCTTAAAACGGAAGCTGTAGCAGAAGAAAGCACGCCATCAGCCAGTACTGATAAGGGACTGCCGCCGGTAGATCCGAAAGCTACAGTGGGCCGTAAGAAATAGCATGGCCCTGACAGACTGGATACAGGATGACATCGGGGACCTGTTCGAGGATGTCAGCGAGGCGGCGGTATACATATCACAGGGCAATAAAAAGGATGTCCAGGTCATCGCTGAAATAGGCGTTAACGACACATCCAGGAATGCCCATGATAAGAACCGGAGCTATGGTGATGCGTCCTTTACAGTCCTTGACGACGCTGATAATGGAATAACCGAACCTCATGCCGGCGATGAGATTCAATTCCATGGTACGACCTATACATTTGTCAGCGTAGAACAGCATAATCCCGGTGCTGTATGGCGCCTGAGATTCGTTATGCATGAGTCTGCGATGGATTATGGGTCCATGTGGGGGTAGGTGACAGAAATGGACATACGGCTTGAGTATGAAGACATGGCCACGCCTTTCATGAAACAGCTCGTAGAAAATAATCCGAAATGGATTGCATCGGCATTGAAATCAGCGGCGTATTATTCGCAGAAAGCTATCAAGGAAGGTATCCGGTCAGAGGCTCCAGGCGGGCAGGCGTACGCTCCTCATGTCCTGGATGACTGGCACCGGGCAAAACTGGAACGGGCTCTCAACGGATGGAATGAAAAGAAATATCCGATTATGGGCAAATTGCGGCAGGCTGTCGGCTATGATAAGAGCCACGCCGATGAAGGCGTGGTAACTGTTGGCTGGCTCAGCCATTCCGCAGCGTATCTGGGCCGTAAACAGCAGGCCGGGTATGCGACACCTATGACGGACCGTATGCGCAAGGCGTTCTTTGCGGCGGGCCTGCATCCGTCATCGTCTAAACTCATGATTACTACCCAGCCCCGGCAGACGTTCGCGCCGATGGCGCCACGTGTACAGGAAGTGGCATCCGCTGTCATGCAGCGGAAAATTATTTCATACATCAACGGCAGTCAGGAACGGAGCGCGGCATCTGGCAAACGGGTATACCGTGTCTATAAATGACAGGGAGGTAAATCAATATGGAACACACGATTCCACTGCAAACGATTTCTGCAGCATGGATGAACGCGCTAAAGGCCAGTACCCGGATACAGGAGTATTGCAAGAGTCATTACGGCCGTGGTCCTGTGCTGATAAACGGCGGAAACCCCCGGGAAGCACCGGACGGGGATTACTGCCCATATATCGTCGTGATGAACGGGTCGAAGATAGAAGGCGACGACCAGAGCGTATTGTCTTATACGATTGGCGTTGGCTGGGTCGTAAAGAACAATACTATCCAGGTGGACGGGGAGACGAAAACAAACGCATACTACCCGGGCGCCCATGAAATCATCTTGAATGGCGCCGTTGAATGTGATGAACTGGGGCAAATTATATATGAAGAGCTTCAGGAATTTGCGGCCGGTCGTGACTGGCCTATTTCCCGTATTGATTACGACGTGACACCATCCGCTACGTATCCACAGTTTACAGGTACAATGATCTGTATAACGGAAATCACCCCGTCTATGGGGGAAGAATTGACTTATTAGGAGGAGATAACACATGGCTAAGCAAGCAAAAGGCATGAAGTCGATTACGAATCTGACCTTTGAAAAAACATATGGCCAGATGCCGTCTGACGGCACCTGGTATCAGCAGCCAATCAATAAAAATGCATTGACAGGCAAGCAAAGCCTGATTCAGTCCAATACGATTACCGGCCGCCGCGATATGACAGAACCGGGAATCGGACAGATGGACGCATCCGGGCAGTTAGAGCTTCCGCTGGATGTCCGGAATATCGGCAATATTTTAAAGGGCCTGTTCGGGGCACCGACTACGACGGCAGGCACGAAGGAAGGCACGTATAAGCACGTCTTTAAGGTGACTGATGAAATCCCATCGCTGACGATTGAAAAGGGATTCCCTGATATCGGCTTATTCTTCACGTACACCGGTACGAAATTCAATAAATTTTCACTGACTGCCCAGGTCGGCAACAATGAAACAACGTATACAGTGGATACCATGGCCAGTAATGAAACAGAAGCGAAAAAGACGGCCGCTACGGCTCCTACGGCGCTGAAACTGACCCGTTTCAACAATGTGAACGCCTCTGTAAAAGAAGGTGGTACCGCACTGGCTACCTGCCGGAAGATGCAATTAGACATCAATAACAATCTGGATGGCGACACGTACTGCCTGAACGGCTCCAGTATCCGCCCGTCCATCAATGAAGGGATGTCTGAAATTACGGGCAACATTGAAACGTTGTTTGAGGATGACGCCCAGTTGCAGAAAGCGATGAACAGTACAGAAACGTCCCTGGAACTGGCATTTACCCGGGATAATTTCAGCCTTACGTTTTCTATCCCGGAAGTCATCTTAGAACGGGCTACACCGGGCATCAGCGGGCCAAAAGGGATAACCCAGACGCTGAATTTCCGCGGGTATTACGCAGATGATACAGGAAACAGCATTATTACAGTGACACTGATCAATGACGTTGCAACGTACTAAGGAGGAATAGACAATGGCGAATGTGACAGATAAAGAGGCAAAAGAACGCAGTAAAGAAGTCCAGGACGCTATTAATGACCTGATTGCTGAAGGGAAGCTCCCGGAAATCAAATCCATGACCCGCGCGCAACGGCGCGAACTGGACGCTAAGAAGCTAAACTATTTTAAAGGGGTATCCTCCGGAGAAAGCGCTGTCCTGCAGCAGGAACGGTGCTCTGACTGGATTCTGGACAATGTATATCCGGACTTTGACTTTGACAATCTGCCGAATAACATCTGCTATTACTTTGGTCAGATGGTTTTTGCGGCCACGTATTCGGATAAGTTAAGCGAAAAAAACTGATTGACGTCTGGGATTGGGCCGTTACTAAAGCGGAATATTGCCGGACGTGTAAAGACCTGGGGAAAGATGATGACTGCGATAGCTGTGATTACCGTATGCCAGAGCTTTCCCCTTTGAATATGGTAGCGTATACCTTATGGGCGCACTGCTATACGCAATGGCGGTATAGCAGTGTCGGCAGTATGGGCGGCGCCGCTCCTGTCCCGATGGGGCTGGATTATAACGCTGTCGCTGTGGCTGCTAAGATGTTAGATATTGAGCCATCACCGGGGGATTTCATCAAGATCCAATGCCTGGAACGGTATGAACTGCAACGAATGAGGGAGATGATTAAAGATGGCGGGCACTGATGTGCAGATACGGATTATTGGCAAGGACGACGCAACAGGCGCATTCCGTAACGTAGCACGGGAAGCGGCTAACGCACAGCAGCAGTTCGAATCATTCGGAAACTCCATGCTTTCCGTTCATTCCGTACTGCAAAACACTATGGCGTATGCCACGGCTATATCCGGGCTGAACGGTATTACAGACGCCCTGCATAGCGCTGTTGGCTCTGCACTGGAGTTCTATACGACGATGCAGACCGGGTCTATATCTCTGGCCGGGTCGCTCATGTCCATGGGCCAGATCAACGGGCAGGCCATCCAGTGGAACGAAGCCCTGGGAATGTCGAAGACGCTGATGCGGGAGCTGTCTGATCAGGCGCTCGTTACGGGTGCCAGCACGAAAGAAATTTCCGAAGTCTTTCGTGCTATGCTGCCGAACGCGCTTAATGCCAAGATGACTATTGAGCAGACCATGAAACTGGCCAGTGCCTTTACGACGACTGGTAAAGCGATGGGCATCAGTGGTGATATCCTGGCACGAGACGTCCGTGATGTCATTAATGGCCGGAACGTCGAACGTACGACTCTGGGTATGCAGTTAGGCCTTACTAACGAAGAAATCCAGCAGGCGAAACAGTCTGCAGATGGGCTGTTCAATTTCTTATCGGAACGTCTTCGTGGTGAAATGGAAGCCAACGGGCATTATCTGGAAACGTTCGAAGGCCGTTGGAACCATCTGAAGGAATCGATTTCCCGTGTCGGTGGTGAAGCGCTGAGCCCGGTTATCCAGCAGGCGACGGACGAAATCAGTACCCTGGCCAATAAGCTGGTCGCTGTCGACACGAACACCGGGAAGGTACTCGGCATCAACGGTGACGTCATTGAGGGCATCCGGGATGGTGCGATTGTCGTCGAGCACTTTGCCAGCGGCATCGCCGAAGTCGGTCAGGACCTGTCTACGGTCTTCACCCCGGCGCTAAAGGCTGCTGCTGCTCTCATCGAAGTCGGCGCTCAGCATACGACGGCCCTGACGGAGGCCATGATAGCACTCTGGGTAGGCCGTAAGCTGAGCTACTATGTCACGGACTACCGGAATGCCATCACGGGCGCGGCGACTGCACAGACGGCACTGGGGCGGGCTGCAGAACAGGCCCGTATCCAGATTACAGCTGAAGCGGAAGCACAGCGTCAGGTCAATCTGGCTAAAGCGCAGAACAGTATGGCTGCCCTGTCTGGTGCCTCCATGATGGGCAAGCTGGATACGGCAGGGATAGCAAAACAGATAGCCCTCGAGGCATCCCTTGGTAACCAGATGCAGCGGAACATAGAGCTCACCATACAGCGCGTAACGGCCGCCCAGACGGCCCGGACTGCTTTTGAAGGCGCTGCCGCAGCTATGAAGGCTGGCGAAATGGAACTGGCCACCAAGATACTGGAAACGACGGCTACTCTCGAAGCTCAGGGAACCGCAGCCGAGCTGATGTCTGCCCGGGCCAGCGAAGCCATTGCCCTCGTTAAGGCAGGTCAGGCAGACCTGGCGGCACAGATAGTCGAAACGACGCTGGCTAACGAGCTGCAGGGTACGCAGAGTCTGGCATCCGCTGAACAGGGCGTAGCCGGTGCAGCAATGGCCGGTGAGGCACAGACTGCTCTGAAGGCGAAGACTGTTGAAACGAACGTTGCCACCATTGCCACCGGGACGGCTGCTGCAGCTAGCGGAGCTAAGATAGTCAGCATGGGTGCCGTGGCAGGTCAGGCTATTAAAAATCTGACATCCCTGACATGGAATCTCATTGGCGGCTGGCTCGGTGTTGCGGTAGCTATCGGGACCGCGCTCTATAAACTCTATGAATACGCCAGCGCGGAACGTGACTGGGAAAGCAATCATAGCTATTGGTACAAAGGTGCGACCTGGGTCGTAGACCGTAACGGTGGTGTCAAACGACAGGACTCTGGTGCTCCGACCGTCCCAGACTGGACCGGGGTCGGCGCTGACTGGGACCAGGAAAGCCCGGAAGACATCGAGGCAATCAAACAGCTCAATGCTCAGCATGAGGAAGAGCTCAAGCGTCAGCAGGAAGAGCAGGAAAAGAATGAAATGATTGCCAGCATGGAAAAGTCCAAGCGCATCATGGGCGAGATAGCCAATGAACGTCCGGACCTTATCAACCAGGTCACTGGCAAGTACGCCGGTGGTGAAGGTGAGGGCGAAGGCGGTTCCGGCTCAGGTGCTGGCAGCGCTGCAGCAGCTAATAAAGAAGCGGCTGCCGCCCAGCGAGAAGCAGCTAAAGCGGCTCGTGAACAGGCACAGGCAAATAAAGAGTATGCCAATGTCATCACGGAAAATGCGCGTCGAATTACTCAGGCTAATGAGAAGGTAACCAGTATCATCGAAAATCTGAATGATAAGCTGTTAGATCTTAACGGCACTCAGCTGCAGATTGACCTGAATAAGATTACCCGTGAGGTAAACGGGGTCAATAAGGAAATCGCCAAGTCCGTCGTCGAGCTGAAGAAGTTCGTTCCGGGCACGGCTACCACGGGTGGTAGTTCTGTCGGCGATGCCATTTATCAGTATGGCGCCAGCCGTGATGGTACGCCGTATCTGCTGGGTGGTGACGGGCTGTCTGCTACAGATTGTGGCAAGCTGTTTTCCGATGCCGTCTTTGACGCAACGGGCGAACGGCTGCCTCGTTATGCCCCGGATATCATCGCGGCTGTCGGTGATGCCTGGCATCCGGCTGGTGATGGATACGTACCGGCTAAAGGTGATGGCGTCGTAGTCCTTGGTGATGGCCATATCGTCATTTCTAATGGCGAGGGCGGGTACGTCGGGGCTAACTCCAGTACAGGTGTTATCGAAAAGCCATCTGTGACGGAAGATTTCGGCGAAGTGACAGGTTACATCTCCATGGCACAGCTTTTCCCACAGCAGGCAGGAAGCAGCAGTGTCGTGATGCCTACGGTATCGCAGAACTCCGTATCCATTCCGCAAACACCATCTATCCAGACTATCGAAGAAGTGTCTCAGGAAATGAATGCCAGCGATTTGCTCAAGATTTTGCTGGCTATTGCTACATATGAATCCGGTGACCAGAAAAACATCTCGACGATTGGTTCTAATACCTATAACCCGGCATCGGGTGCGTCGGGCATCTTCCAGATTCTGCCTGGGCAGGATTATCTCGGTGATGATGGCCAGCGCCATGCCATTCCGGATGATTACGCTGATACGGACCGGCAGAACACGATAGCAGCTATCGACCTGCTGCGGGGCAAAATCCGCGAAGCAAACGGGGACATCTGGGAAGGCGTCAAGCACTACGGCGAAAATACCGAAGAGTATGTCGCCGGAGTCCGCTCCATCTATGATTCTCTGGGCGGTGATGGCATCAACCTAGCGCCGATGGGGACGGAGCTGTATAAGTCTCCGTTTATGTCAGAAGCGTATCAGAAACTGTCCGAATACCAGAAGGAAGCCATCAAAAATGCCATGGATGAATGGCAGCAGCGCCGGTCCAAGTACGCCGATGAAGCTGAAATTACGGCTGATGAAATCGGCATGAACGGCGGTGATGGCCGTCTGTGGTCCATGCAGCGGGAGCTGCAGAAGACACTGCGGGAAATCGATGAAAAACGCAAAGATGTCTATAAGCAGGTCGTTGGCAAGGGCGCAGACGACAAAGAGGGCGAAGCCATTGTAGACCGGTATCAGGAAGTCCAGAAGGAAAAGGCACGTCAGGAAGAGCTCGAAAAGGAACGCGAGCTCATGAAGACGGAACACGAGGAACGGCAGACACACCTGACCAGCATGGCCTACCTGCAGAACGATTTTGCCTATAAGGTCAGCCAGTATCAGCAGCAGGAACTGCAGAACTTTACCAAGTATCAACAGGAACAGCTGGAAACAGCCAAGCTCACGCAGGAGCAGCGTATCAAGCTGGAACAGGAACTGTATGAAAACATGCAGAAACTGCACTCCCTTGAAGCGAAGACTGACTGGGGCGCCGGCCTGCAGGAACTGGGACGCAGCATGCGATCCTATACACAGGACATCGGCTCTGCGCTCAATCAGGGCTGGAGCAGTCTGACGGATACGATGGAAGGCGCTTTCGATAACATGCTGACGGAAAATGAGTCCTTTAGTGAACGGATGCGCAACCTGTACATATCGGTGGCCAACACTATCCTGAACACGATGATGAAGATCATCATGCAGGGGCTCATCATGCATGCCATTATGCAGGCCTGCGGGATGGGCGCCAATATTGGCCTTTCAAGCGACATCACGAGCAGCGCTATCAGCACGATGACGGGTGGGCTATCGTTCGGCGGTGGTACCTCACTGCCATCCGGCTTTACCTATCACCATTCCGTTACGGGTTTTGCTAGTGGTGGTATCGTTTCGCCTGGCTATTTTATCGCAGGCGAGGAAGGTCGGGAACTCGTTGAAATGAGTGGCAGCAACGGCTATGTGCACAATGCACGGGAAACGGCTGAAATCCTGAACGGCTCCAATGATGTCAAATCCGGCATCGAGAATGTCGAAGTCCGCATTGTCAATCAGTCCGGGCAACAGGTCAAATCAACGCAGGCAACGGCTCAGATTGATGGAAGGAAGCTCATCGTCACGACGATGCTGGAAGCCGTGGCCACGGACTACATGGGGAGCCGTACAATGCTGAAAGGAGCGCTGGGATAAATGGTAGATACAACACCGACCTGGCCGAGTATTACAGCGCCGGCTTATGGGACGACGGAGGACGTGGAAGACACGTCCATCCGCTCGACCTTTGAGGATGGCACGGTACAGGCCAGACGGAAATACACAAAGAGCCGGAAAACGTGGGTGCTCCGATGGGACAGCCTGCCCTATACGGAGTACGTCACGCTGATGGACTTTCTGCAGAATACGATTTATTTTTCGGCAAAGGCTTTTAATTGGACGTCACCGATTGACGGAAAGACGTACGTCTGCCGGTTTGTCGAAAAGGAGGCCTTTACATCGAAGGCCGTCAATAAGATGAGCGGCAGTATCACGATACGGGAAGATTAGGAGGGATAGAAAGCTGTCATTATCGGCAATAGCCAAAGCAGAAAAGAATAAGCTTGATACGGATGGCGTGTTTGTCCTCCTGCTGGAGCTCAATATCCCGATGGACGATATAGATCCTATTAGAGTCTGTCACAACACAGAGGACATCCAATGGAACGGGCATACATGGCAAGCCTTTCCATTTGAGCTTGGAAAAATCTCGGAGGATAAAAGCGGGAGCATCCCGTCCTTTGAGATTCGTATCGATAACACTAGCCAGGCATTGACGTACTACGTCGAGGCTTCGAATGGTGCGAATAACGGCGAGGTCATTTTCTACATTGTAAACACGAAAGCGCTGGACAGCACCAGTGCTGAAGTTGAGGAGCATTACCGCATCACGAAGCTGACGGTTAATGAGCAGTGGGTGACGGCAACGGTCGGTACGTCTTACAATCCGCACTCCCGAAGACCGGAAGGCAAATACGTTAAAAACAGCTGCCGGTATAAAGAATTTGCCGGCCCAGAATGCGGATATATCGGCACAACGTACACGTCCTGCAATCGGACTTTATCGGACTGTCGGGCGCGGGGCTGCAGCTCACGGTTTGGCGGTTTTCCGGGTGTTGACCAGGGAGGTATCTACGTATGATTGATTATGAGGACCTCATCGGTATCCCGTTTGTTAATCATGGCAGAGACCGCCGGACTGGATTTGACTGCTACGGTCTGGTCATGGAGGTATATCGCCGATTCGGTATCGAGCTTCCGGAATTTACGGCAGACTGGGACGACGAGGATAAGATAAACAGTATCGTACAGCGGGAAGCGGGCTCATCCTCATGGCAAAGGGTAGAACAGCCGCTCCCGGTGCCATGCCTGGTCGCGCTCCGGATGGGGACACCGCCCGGCATTGTGAATCATACCGGGGTGTACCTTGGTAATGGTAAATTTATCCATACACGGGCGAAAATCGGTGCCTGCATCAGCCGGATAGACTCTCCGGCATGGCGGGGAGTTATTGAAGGATTTTATGTATACAGGGGGCAGCAGACATGATTACGGTTGTTTTCGTCAAAAACCCGTTCGAACCGCAGAAGAACCGGGAGGTCCATACGCTGCCCTATACCAAAGGCAAGAACGTTGATTACTATGTACAGCAGTGCACGAAAGAGCTCACGCTGCCGGACATGGTCATTTCCCGGAACAGCTATACCATAAACGGTGCCCAGCTGGTAAAGGATAATGACTTTATCGTATTTGCTCCGGTCGTCGGTAAAGGTCATGGGAAGAACCCGCTGCTCATCATAGCAACGGTGGCCCTGTCCGTCGTGGCCATGGGTGTTGGTGGATGGGTGGCATCCGGTTTTACGTCATACGGGGCTGCGGGTTTAGCTGGCGCTTCAGGCTTTGCTGCTATTGGCGGGTATCTGGCCGCAGCGGCAGTCATGTTTGTCGGCGGTACGCTCATCCAGCGGGCTTTCGGAACTGCTAATGTGAGCGGGTATAAGAGTAGTTCGGAAAATCCGACCTACTCGTGGTCCGGTATCCAGACGACAACAGGGCAGGATAATCCGATTCCGATTACATACGGGACGGTCCGCAGCGGTGGCCAGACCATCGGCAAATACATCACGTCTGACTCGGATAAACAATATCTTAACTGGCTCGTTTCTGCCGGATACGGCCCGCTAAAGATTTACGATGTACAGCTTAATGATAATCCGATTGAAAACTATAAGGACGTTAAGCTGGATACCCGGAGCGGGACGAATGATCAGGACATTATCCCGACATTTAACGATACTATCAGCACGAAGACATTAGGGTATGAGCTGCTGGACGATGCCTGGCGTACGGACCTGGTAACCGGCACAGCGACTCAGGGGCTCATCATCTATGTAGAATGCTCGAACGGCTTGTATTATGCCAATGATAAAGGCGGGCTCGATGAGACATTTGTTGAAATCAAGGCCCAATATGCGCCGGAAGGCTCGTCTGACTGGAAAGATTTCCTGAGTCCGCATCATTATCTCGAGTCCAAGACGAAATACCTCACACTCAATGACGATGCAGCCCCTATCGGCGAATACGATATCAAATTTAAGAAAAGCGGGGATAGCTGCACTATCACTGTTGGCCAATACAGCACGACCTATGTGACGAAACCGGAACGGACGATTGCTGTCGGTCCGTTTAACTGGGTCACGACGCATGAATTTAGCGCATGGGAAGCCATATTTCAGGGAAAAGCTTACGTTCGGGCGACGAAGGAATCAGCAGACAACGGCATGATTAAGGGCAATAAGTCATCTGCTATCCGTCGTCAGTATCGGGTGGATAACCTGCCTGCAGGTCAGTATCAGGTCCGGATTAAAGTCACATCCCGGGGCTATCCTGTGACTTCGACACGTGCGGCAACACGTATCTGGTGGACCGGGGTTAGCGGCATCGTGTACGACGATTTTACCTACCCGAACATTGCCCTTATCGGCATCCGGGCCATGGCTACGGACCAGCTGTCCGGCTCTCCGACCCTGAAATTCATGAAACAGCGGTCTACGGTCTACGTCTGGAACCCGGCAACGAGCGCCTACGAAGAACACGATGCTACGAACCCAGCCTGGGCTGCTTATGATATGGTGCACCGGGCTAATAAAATAACGGATGCCCGAAACGGGAATACGGTCTATGTACACAGCGGAGCCGATGCCTCGCTGATGCTCTATAATCAATTTGCTGAATGGGCGGCATATTGTGACCAGTTTAAACTTAAAATCAATATCGAAATCAACACGTCTGGAGAAATGCTGGACGTCGTGAACCGCTATATAGCTCCTGTCGGTCGTGGCATCGTCGAACTTTTTGGCACTAAATATGGCTGCTGTTGGGATGGCCCGAAAGAGGCGGTCCAGATGTTCGGCATGGGTAATATCATCACCGGGACATTTTCTGAGACATTCCTGCAGACCTCGGACCGGGCGAATGCCGTCGAACTGACGTTTACCAACGCCCAGAAAGACTATGAACGGGATACGGTCAAGGTCTTCGGGCCTACGTTTGACACGGATGAATACGATACAACAAGCCAGCTCACCTATGACGGTATCACAGGCTATGAGCAGGCATACAGAGAGGCTAAATTCCAGCTGTACTGCAATGCCTACATGGTCCGTATGGTGTCGTTCCAGGCGGCGATTGAC